GTAAGTTTCCTCACCTCGAGCCATCTTTTCTGCATGCATTAGTTGTGCATCAGACATAGCCATCTTAGTCTTTTGGCGGTTGGAGTAAATTTTACTTCCAGCTTGTAATGCAATCTTTGCTAAACTAAACCAAGCCATTATTTAACTCCTGTAAATTTCATACCTTTGATAGCAGCTCCTGCTCCTCTAATACCATCAGGTCTATGAGGACAAACCATTTCACCACCATCATTAAATTTAAAATACCCTTGTCCTGTTTTCATTTCTTTTGCTTTTAATTTATTTTTTCTTTTTTTCTCCATTAAATCTCTAGCGATTTGTTTTGTTCCTCTAAGTCCTTGAACAACAACTTGCATGATTGGTTTTTTCTTACTTCCACTACTTAATTTAACGGGGGGAACTTGGGGGTTAGGGCCTCTTAATGGAGGAGGCCCTGATCTTTTGCCAGAAACTTTGTAAGGCGCATCGTTCATTATTTTTTAAGCTTTCATAATTTTTCCAGGTTTCATCTTCTCATCTTGTAAACCTTGTCCTCTGCCTTTTGCTTTTTCAGCTTTAAGTACATCGAAATCTTTTCCGTTTATTCTATTCATTGGTGGAGCTTTAGCAGCAATTACTTTTTGTTTTGGTGATAGTTTAACAGCATTACCTGTTTTGTATCTCATCATACCACCGCCCATTTTTTTATTATTATCTTTGACATTAGCACCTATACCAATTCCAGCGCCAAACATTCCAGGTTTACTTGTAACAGCTTTACCGATAGCTGAAATAACTTTACCTATTGGTGATTTTTTTAAGACTGATGAAGCAGCTTGTTTAATAAGGTTACTGCCTTTTATACCAGACAATCGCATTCTTCTTTCAACAAAAGATTTTGATTTTGGTTCAAGGGAAATATTTTTGCCCTTACCCATAACAGCTTTATACTCGCCTAATTTAGTTGGCTTTATAAATTGTCTATACTTATTTTCTAGTCCTAGCTTTTTGCTCATTTTGCTCCAATTTCTGACGAGCGATGTCTAATCTTTTATCAGCTTGCTCATCGTTTTGTTCTAATTTAATTTTGTCAAACTCAAGTCTATCTTCAAATTGATCTTCTTGATTTTCTATTCTCATTGTACCCTCTGAAGACCTACGTTGTAAATCCATGGCTTTAAGATCTAGCTCTCTTTGTTTTAACATTACAACAGGGTCTTGTTTTTGCATATCAGCCATATTTTCACCTTGTGCTAACTCTGCAGTTATCTGTGCAATTCTTTTTGCTACCTGAGAATCAAACATCATCTTGTATTGTTGTGGATTCTCTTGAGCTAATTGTGCCATTTGTGGGTCTTGTTGCATTATATTATTAATTTCTGTGCTAGCCTTCATAGAAACGTGTTGAGATATGTGTCCTTGTAAGTTTGCGTACACAGGAGGATTAATTTGCACCATTCTAGTTCTCATAAATGCAGAATGGGCTGCAATATGTGCATCGTGATCTTGTTCTAAGAAAGCTGTAAGAGGTTTCATCTGCATTGCTTCCATATTTTCTAATCCAGGGTCTTTAGGTACAGGTCTATCTTGAGGTTTTAGTAAATCTGGTATCTGTTTTGCTCCTAAAGCTTCATAAACACGTCTATAGGCTTCGTGCATGTTATGAATTGCAGGATTTGACTGAGCAATTTGTAATTGTGTCTGTGCTAACGTCACTCTTTGAGACATTGAGAAGATATTAGGGTCTGCAACAGGTACAATATCTACTCTGTCGTCAAAATCTACTAATTTTATCATTCTTTCACCGCCATAAACTGCGTATGGATACTCAGCAGGTAGATATTCTTGTATAACTTTTGCTAGAAGTGAAAATTCTTCCTTCATTGCATAGTAACAACGCTTGTGAATCGCTGACATTACTCTAGAACCACGTTCTAATAATGCAATTGTAGTTCCAACTGCTGCTTGTTGGTTACCTTCACCCACTTGTGTGTCTGCAATTGATGCAAATCGTTTACCTGCATCAACACAAAAACCTAAAAGATTAAATAAAGTTGTGCTAGGTTCTTTAAAAGGTAATAATTGAAACTGATCTCTGATGTTTCCGCCTGGTGCATCAACATCTCTGAACTCACCTGGCTGTATAGGTTGGTCGTCATCACGTATTCTCATACCTCTTGCTTTAAATCCTGCTGGTAAATTTGATAATGTACCTGCATCAAGTAATTGTCTAAGAGCGAACGTTGCTGTTCGTGACAGGCCACCGATCATATGAATTAATCCAAAGCCATAGAAACCTAAACCTGGTAAAAATTTGAAATGAGTAAAGTATTCTTTTCTTATAAATTTAGGATCATCTTCTTTGTAGTTTCTGTAGATAGATAAAATCTGTCTTGTAGATTCTTCAATAGTTACAATGTAAGGAATTTTAATGTTAATTTTATCTTCTTCGTTTTCTGCAATGTAATCAGAAAGATCTAGATCAACATGCATTTCTAAAATAGTATAAATAGAATCAGTAGTTTGTACTGCTTTGATTCCTTCTAGTTCATTGTATTTGTCTTGAACCTTGTCGTCTTTCTTTTGTGGTTTTTGTAATTCAACTTCTCTGTAAAAACCTGAAGACATTTTTTTTAACAAATCATTTTCTGATTGTTTAATAACGTGTGTAATTCTTGGGGCTTCTTTTAAATTTGTTGCATAGTAAGGCACAACTAAATCTTCCGCAGGGATAAATTTAGATACTGCTCTTTCAAGCATGGCATCATAATAAACTTTTTTAAATGTAGATCCTGCAAGAGGTAAATAAAATAACATTTGATCAAACTCAGGAGTGTATTCTTCCATCTTATCCATAATCAAATAGTTCATATAGTCTTTGACTCTAGTAGACTGTTCTTCAACCTGTTGATTATTTAATCCTACAACTTGTGTTTTAACTGGACCATCGCTAGGTAATAATTCTTTGTAAGCTTGTGCTTGAAACTGAGTTACAGCTTCGGCTAATAACGGGTGAGTTACCCCTGAAGCACCTCTAAAAGGTTGTTGTCTTTCTTTGTATTTAAATCCTAAAAGATCTAGACCACTAGTATAAGTCTGTTCCCACTCTTTTCTAGATTCTTTATCGTTTTGATATTCTGTAATTAAATCAGAGGCAAGTTGTTTTAATGCTCTGTCATCAACTGTATCTGCTATATTAGAAAAAAAATCTTCGGGTTGAGACTGTTCTTCTTCTTCACCTTCTTCAGGGAAGGTAATAACAGCCTCTTCCTCTACGTCAACTTCCTCGTTGATCGGATTATTTTTTTCTATCTCAGCCATATATTATGTAATGATAGTTCTTTTTTTTCTTCCTAACTTACATCCTTTTGCCATTACAGTAGTTTTAGAACCTTTGCTGAATTTACCGTAAACAGCTTCCATAGCTCTTCCATCTCCTGTATCCAAAATCATAGCTTTTTTTCTCATTCTATCTGCTTTTGCCATTGCTTCTGCAGCAGAGGCATCACCCGTTGCTAAAGAGAAACCTTTTTTCGTAAAAGCGTCCATAACATTTTTAGGTTTTTTAGCGCCCATCATTTTAGATGCAGCGTAAGCTGTTCCAGCTACCGCAGCAGCTTTACCAGCTTTTTTTAAAAAATTTTTTAATTTTGATTTTCCCATTTTACTCTCCTATCGGTTATTCTAGAGAGTGTAAAGCATTTTATGTAAGAAATCTATATTAGGGACTTAAAAATATTGATCTTGTCTACCAAACCACCTGTTTTCATATAAGCCTTCATCGGTAATAAGAACTTTTTCAGGACTTCATTGTCAGCAATCAAAGTAGGGACTTTTACATAGTTATCAGGGTTAGAGGGAATCATTCTAGTAATGGTATAAAAACTTCTACCAGAAGTATCGCTGTTACTCTCTAAAATAACTTCTAGTAAATCTTCTGCTTCTCTTTCTGTTCTAGCTGCTGCTATATGATCGTCAAAAATATACTCATCTCCTACTTTCCTAGTATAAGTCGCTCTTCCTTCTTTAACCATTTGAGCATAATCACTATTTTCATTAGTACTGTATTTTCTTATTATTTTAAATTCTTTGTTAGGATTACTTTTAGGCATATCAAACATTTCAAATTTTGCTCCATACTGTTTAGCAAGTCTTTTTAAAACTTTTGGATTAGTTGCAAGATCACTAGATTCTTTAATCTTACCATCAGCCGTTTTTCTTATAGCCTTACCGTTCATTAGACCGTAGTTTAACTCGTCACCCATTTGTCTTACATTAGGCATCTTAATCGCTTTGTTCATTGAACTAGGTACAATAGATAATGCGTTAATATTACGTTCAGCCATATCTCTTAAAATATTCTTCATAACAAAGTCAGGGAAAGATCTTGATAAAGGACCTGCTGTAGTACCATAAGGTAACTCTCCTTTACTCAAAGACGTTACAGCTTGTTTATCTAATTGATTTATCTGATAAGTCAATTTAGCAACTTGTTGTTGCTGTTCTCTGGTTAAAGCTCCTCTACCTATTTCTGTAAAAGGTTCTAATTGCTCAAACAACTCTGCTCTTTCTTTTCTAAGAACGTCTTCTTGAATATTAGT